GGAAGGAGTTGAGGGCTTTGCGAACAGGTAACCAAAACACAGCTTTAGGTGCTTCGGCAGGAGATGAAATGCAAACAGGTAGTAATTCAACAATGATAGGCTATCACGCACAAGCATCAAGTACATCCGCATCTAATGAAATTACTCTTGGAGACAGTAATATCGCTACGTTAAGATGTGCAGTTACCTCTATAACTTCTTTATCTGACGAAAGAGATAAGTCAGAAATAAAAGATTTACAATACGGATTAGATTTTATTAACAGCCTACAACCAAGAGAGTTTATTTGGAATAACAGAGCTGAAACAAGAACAAATACAGACATAGATGGAAACGAAACAGAAGTAGAATTTTATTCAGCTAATAAAGGAAAAAAAGACTTCGGTTTTATAGCACAAGAAGTACAGTCAGTAGATGATGATACTTTAAGGCTTGTCTATGATGAAAACCCTGATAAGTTAGAAATGAGTTACGGTAAACTTGTTCCTATTCTTGTCCAGGCTATAAAAGAATTAAAAGCAGAGGTTGAATTATTAAAAGGCTAATGCAAATAACTGACGAACAAATACGACGTATAAACACAATTCTTAACTCGTTGCCTATTGCTTATATAGCACAGGTACAAGAAATCGTAAAGATATTCAACGAGAGTAAAGAGGAGGAAACAGATGAATAATGGCTCTATCTGACATATATCAAAAAGCTACATTAGTACAGATACCAAGCGGTTACAAGGCTGCTGATGCTGAATTGTATTCAGTTGTTCCTAATACTACCGCAGGGGATTTTACTGTTTCGGTAGCTGCAGATGCCACAAGAGTAAACAAAGATGGTTTAGTTGAAAGCGTAGCAGCAAACCAAGCAAGGCTTAACTATGACCCTACAAACCCACAAGACCCTACTTTACTACTAGAGCCTACAAGAGAAAATATATACACATATAGTCAAGATTTAGGTCAAGGAACTACACTTACTAACACATCAGTTGATAATGATAACACAACCTCTCCAAATGGCTCTTTGACAGGAAACAAACTAACACAAACAAGTGGTGCATCAATAAGAAAAACGTTAAGTTCTTTAAGTGGAACTTATGCTTTGTCGTTCTTTGCTAAAAAATCAGATTTAAGATATTTAAATGCAAGAACTTTATTTGTTCTTGATGGAACTACTCCTGCCAATGGCAACACTATTATCGACCTTGATACAAATACGATAGCATACAAAGGCACAAATGTAACAAGCGCAACAATAGAGCAATATCCTAATAACTGGATAAAAGTAGAAATAATAGCTACTGATAACGCCTCTGGAAGTGCTGACTTGATTGATTTCTTTTTTACTGATAGCGACACAAGCACTCAATCATCAGGTGTGGCAGGTAATGGATTTATGTGGGGTGTGCAGTTTGAAAGTGGTAGTTACGCAACTTCATATATACCAAACCTTTCGTTAGAAAGCACCACAAGAACACAAGATAGATGTATAAATGGTGGAGATGATGCTTTATTTAACGATAGCGAGGGTGTTTTGTTTGCGGATTTAGAGGCATTAGGCGAAGGAACAACGGTAAGGAAAATATCCCTTTCTAATGGCAGTACAGATTTTGTAAACTTTAATTTCAACGCAACTTCAGGTAGGGTTGATTTTGAGTTTGGTAGCACATCTAATAGCTTTTATATTGTAAATTCAACAGGACACACCTTAACTAATAGAAACAAAATAGCTATAAAATATAAGAGTGGAGACACAGATTGCTATATAAATGGAACTAGAGTTACAGGCAGTATTGGTACATTTACTTTAAGCGGTTTAGATAGACTTAATGCCGAAGGTAGAGCAACAAATGGCACACAAAGTATGTATGCTAAAATACATCAACTAATGGTATTCAACGAAGCACTAACAGACAGCGAACTAACAACACTTACAACGTAATGGAACTATTCAAGAAATACGAGTTTAGCTCTAAGGAACAGGCAGAGCAAAAGATTGCCTCGCTTCCACATAGCAAGATAGACGGACACTCTTACTTGGAGGGTAACCACGCTATTGTCCATATAGGACATATCGTTACTAATGAGCCTGTGTGGGATGATGAAAATGATGAGTGGTCAGTAGAGCCTGAATACGCAGAAAAGTACAGCGTAGATGTACTGTGGAATGATTTAGACGAAAGTCCTTATGGATGGAAGTCTTACGAAATAACCGTTGAAGGAAACGGTGTACACACCTTTTTAGGTAGAAACTTTTAATTATGGACTTAACTACTTTGAGAGTATACATACTTAATATATCGGCAATGACCGTAAGCACTTTTAATATCGTAGAAGATAGTCTTAAAATATTATTGCTTTTGGTGTCGATTGGATATACTGTTCAAAAGTGGTGGGAGATAAAAAAAAAAATAAATAACTAAAAGTTATAACTTTAGGGCATTATAATAACCTATGAAGTATTTTAATTACAGCGAGTTTGACAGTCCTGACGTACGGGGTAGTGTTCAGCTAATGGATAAAAATTTGCTTTTAATGTTAGACGAGGCTAGAGATAAGTTTGACAAGCCTATACACATAAACAGCGGATTTAGAACGCCTTCACATAACGAGGTTGTTGGCGGTGTAGAAACTAGCAGCCATCTAAAAGGTTTAGCGGTAGATATATCGTGTAACAATAACTCTGATAGATTTGATTTAATTAACTGCCTTTTGGATGTGGGCTTTAGCAGGATCGGAGTGGCAAAGACTTTTATACACGCTGATATAGACTTCGATAAAACACAAGGCGTAATCTGGACATACTAATGAAAAAGATATTTCAAGCCATTACAGGCGGTTTACTGAAGGATATTGGAAGGGTAATAGACAACCTCCATACAAGTGATGAAGAACGCTTAGAAGCCAAGCAAAAGCTTCAGGAGCTGCTTGAGCAAGCCGATAAGGAAGCGCAAGACCAAGTCACAGAGCGTTGGAAGTTAGATATGCAGTCGGACTCGTTCTTGTCAAAGAACATTCGTCCTCTGGTATTAGTATTCCTTACAGTGATGTTTACGCTGTTTGCTTTTACGGATGGTAACATCGGAGGTTTTGAGGTACAAAAAGAGTATATTCCAATATTCCAAAGCTTATTAATCACAGTATACGGTGCTTACTTTGTAGGTAGAACTTGGGAAAAGAGTAAGAAAAGTGGCAAAGAAGATAGATAGCGCCTACAGAGCAAATACAAGAAAGAAAAGACCGGGTGTGCATTCCAAGAATGCTTCACCAGGCAAAAGAGGACACAAGAAGGCTTACAGAGGGCAGGGGCGTTAATTCTTAAACGCAATAGGCTAATTCTTAAACGCAGTGGGTATACACGAACTTAGAAACTTCGAATACGAAGAGTTTGACTGTCGGTGGTGCGATAAGCACTCTACAGGATTTAAAAATATGGATAGGCATTTCCTAAAGATGTTGGATGAAGCGAGGGGTTTAGCCGAGCTAAAGTTCAAAGTGCTTAAGGGGTTTGTCTGTTACGGGTGCAGGGGTAAAATAAATGAGCTTGAGCATTCGTCACACCTTATCGGCAGAGCAGCCGTAATACAATGTAAACACTCTTATAAACGATATCGAATCATAGCAGCTCTTCTGGAGGCCGGCTTCACACGGATAGGCATACACCGCAACTACCTTTATGTAGATAATGATGATATGAAGGCTGATTCTATATTTGCATTCGATATAATACACGAAAGAAGTATAAAATAAATGGGCTAACCCCCTTAAAAGGGGTTACGCCCTATATTATATTATATATTATACTTATATTATATTATATATGTTATTATAATATTATATATTATATATACTATTACATACAAATAAATTGTATGTAATAATATTATATACTTTTCGGTTAAAAAACTTTTTATATATTAGCACCATAAAACAAAAAATATGACTGCAATACAAGAAATAAACTTCTATAATAATTTTGATTTACTTAGCCAAACCCTAAAAGACCACGACCCTCAGGTCGTGCAAGCACTGAATGAGATAGCTGTTTACGTAGCAGGCTTGCATATCGAAAACAGGGACAATCTAACATTCATAAGTAACCTCAAACAGGAGTGCCGCGAAAAGGATATAAAAATCGGTATGTTGTCTTTTAAGTGTGAGGAGTATGAGGAGATAAACGCATAACATCACTTTGTAAATTAAAAATAATATATATATTTGCAATATGACTACGCTAGTAAATAAGTTGGTTGCTATTCAGGGGAGACTGAAGGCACCAAAGAGCCAAAGAAATAACTTTGGCAAGTATAACTACCGAAGCTGTGAAGACATCCTAGAGGCTGTCAAACCGCTTCTCGCAGAGCAAGGACTTGTTCTGACTATTACAGACGAGATACAGGAATCAGGAGGTTGGGGAGACCAATCTGGCATTACATATGTAAATGCAACTGCTTCTATTACCGATGGTAAGGATAATATTTCTGTATCTGCTCAAGCTGGGGTTGACCCAAATAGAAAGGGAATGGATATTCCCCAATCATTTGGTTCTTCCTCTTCATACGCTCGCAAGTATGCGCTCAATGGTTTGTTCTTAATTGATGACACTAAAGACGCAGATGCGACTAATACACACGGCAAAGATGCGCTTGTTAAAAAAGCAAAGCCAATCTTAAAGCCAGGAACTGCTGAATACGATAAGGTTAAAGCCTATATGGACAAAGGAGGCAGTATAGATAAAGTTCAGATTAAGTATAAAATATCTGACTCAGCAATGATTAAATTAACAAGTAAATAAATAGATATGGCAGCATTAACTGAAATCTCAATCGATGTAAAGAAAATCGATAAAAGTAAATTATATAAAGGTCAATACCTTAACTTAGTAGTTTCAACTCGTGATGAGTTGACAGAATACGGGCAAAACGCCTCCGTATTTTACGCTCAGTCAAAAGAGGAGCGTGATGCTAAAACTAAAAAAGCCTATATCGGTAACGGCAAAGTTGTCTGGACCGATGGGAATGTAAAAACAGCTAAAGATTTGGCTCCAGCCAAAACCGAAACCCTTGACTCTAGTTTAGAGTTCTAGTGTTGTCTCTTTTGTTTGTCCGAAAGGGTGGTGTAATAGCCACCCTTTTTTAACCATTAACACCAAGAGATGACACCGCAACAGAGATTTGAACAACTTAGAAAATTAGCATACATCGACCCCTTCAAGGAGGTCGAGTATCCACCTATAGCAATCAGCTATGGTGAATATAAAACCAAAGATAAAACATACTACACGCCAATAGGCACTTACGGCAACTTCAGTTTTGTACAAGCACCCCCAAAGAGTAAAAAGACATTCTTTATATCTATGCTTGCAGGAGCATATTTAACAGACACGACTAAGTACACAGGCAACATAAGAGGACACAGAGATGGTAAAAGACTAGTACACTTTGACACTGAGCAAGGTGCGCCACACGCTCAGAGAGTATTTAAGAGAGTACTTGATATGTCAGGATACAATGGCTTAGAGTACGACACTTATGGACTTAGAACCTTTTCTACTCAACAGAGATTAGAGTTTATAGACTTGTACTTAGACTTATGTGGAGAAGATGTTGGTGTAATGATCGTAGACGGTATTGCTGACTTAGTGGTAGACGTAAACGACATAAGAGAGTCCAACGAAATCGTACAAAGGATAATGAGGTGGACTGAAAAGCATAACGTACATATTGTAGTCGTTATTCACAGTAACTTTAATAGCGACAAGCCAACAGGACACTTAGGTTCATTCCTAGAAAAAAAGACAGAGACACAGATACAACTAAAGGTAAGGGAAGACGATGACAATATTGTTGACGTTATATGTAAACGCAGTAGGTCTTACCCATTTGAGGACTTTAGTTTTGAAGTAGACAGAGAGGGCATTCCTAGTATAATTGATAAGATAGATAATGTACTCAGAATTGATGCTCCATTTTAACCTAAAACCAACACCGCACCAATCATTTAGAATGAGTAGGAGCGGTTTTAAATATACACCCAAAAAGATACTGGACTTTAAGAAGGATGTAGCCTGGGAACTTTCAGGTCAACTACCAGAAGACTTTGAGATAATAAGAGCAGGTACACCCATTATAGTGGAGTATCTGCATTATTGTTTTAAGTTCCCTAAGTCCACAGCTCTTAAACGCAGAATAGAAGGCACTGCTAAGGTTACTAAGCCTGACCTATTAGACAACCTAAATAAAGCTTTTATAGATGCACTAGAGGGCATTGTATTTGAACAAGACCAAAATATCGTTGAGGTAAAAGATCTGAAAAAGTTTTACGGAGAAAGCGATTATATTGAAATAAAATTACTATATTAGTGCAAACAATTTAATATGTTCGGGATATCATTTTTTCCTATTTACGGTTGTGTCGTTGGGGTTAATTTTAAGGATACAGCACTGGATGAAACCTTTGAAGAAGTTGAGGATTATATTATGATTCAGCTTCTTTTTTTTGTATTTGGAATAACCTTTTTGTACTATGTGGGAGATACTGAGTAAAAGACACTATGAGTGGATAAAGATGGCTAATTCTATATGTGGAAACACAAGGCTTGCTAATGACTTGGTCCAAGATATGTATCTTAGGTTACACAAATATATCGATAACCCTCAAAAAATAATGAAGAATGATGAGGTCAATCCTTTTTTTGTATACATCACTTTACGCAACTTATTTTATGACCATCTTAAGTTTAAGAAAAGGCAAATCGGTAAAGACTATGCAGATGCTGAGAGTATCGGCTTGTTATCGCCTTCTTCGGAATGCACAGAGGAAAGGCAGGAGGATGACCGTATGGAGGAGGCATATCTTAAGATACTTGACTCCATTGATAAGGAGGTTTCCACTTGGCACTGGTATGACCAAAAGCTATTCAAGCTATACTATTATACTAATCAGTCTCTTAGGAATATTGCTGAGGATACAAAGATTTCACTTACGAGCATATATAACTCTTGCAAAAACTACAAGGAGATACTTAAAGAAAAGTTCGGTGAGGACATAGAAGACTTTTTTAACCAAGATTACGAAAGGATATGAGCATACCGGAAGCACCAAAAGATAAACGAACCAAGGCGTACAAGGAGTGGAAAGCCAAGTATGACTCAGCCCCAAAAGGGCTCGGTGATACCATAGAAAAGATTACCACGGCCACAGGAATAAAGAAAGCTGTTAAGTTCTTAGCTGGAGAAGATTGTGGATGTGACGAGCGCAAGGAAATCCTGAACAAGAAGTTTAGGTACAATAAGCCTGAGTGCTTTACTGAGGACGAATATAACTTTGTTGGCCATATAGTAGATAGCGGTATCAACACACTGTCTGTAGAGCAGAACAGAAGAATGGTCCAGATATATAACAGGGTTTTTAATGACAACAGAAAGCCATCGGGCTGTTCGTCTTGTTTTCTGAACAGCGTATTTAAACCATTAAAAACATTGTATGCAACCTATAAGTAAAGAAGACGATTTATTTGACTTCCTTAAACGCAGTAAGTATCCTGACCTTGTCAAGGCTAAAGCCCAGATGAGTCGATGGGATTGCTACTCGCCAAAGGCTAGGCATCGCATAGAACTTAAATGCAGAAAAAAACATTATGACACATTGCTTATTGAAAAAAAGAAATTTGATGCGATTACTAAGGTGTGTAAAGACAATCTTGATATACCTATGTATATTTGCAGCACTCCAGGTGGCGTGTTCTTATTTAATTTGTTTTGGGTTTCGCCTGAGTGGGAAATCAACAGAAGAAATCCAGCTACTACTGAGTTCGCTAATGGGACTAGAGTAGAGAAGGAAGTGGCATACTTAAGTGTAAAAGAAGCAACTATATTATGAATAATAAATCAAAAGCGTTTTATGGTGGAGGATATGTGTCTCATCAAAGTGACCACGTAAATCCAAGTAAAGAAGATAGAAAAAAGATACCTGTTTATTCAGGTGTAATCAATTACTTTCCCGATGCGATTAAAGAAGTAGCTAGATGCAGCTATGCAGGGAACGAACAGCATAATCCCAATACTCCATTGCATTGGGATAGAAGTAAATCTGGAGATGAGCTTGACGCTTTAATGCGTCACCTCATCGATGCAGGAACAATAGATACAGATGGTATTCGCCATTCAGCTAAAGTGGCTTGGAGAGCACTTGCTAACTTACAAAAGGAAATAGAAAACGCAACAGTAAAATGAAAATAAAAGCAGGAAGATACAATTGTCAAAGTCATTGGGGATTTGGAATATACTTCACATCTTTCAATGAGCAGTACAATTCTATTGTGATTGACATTATTGTTTTTTATGTAGAATTAGTAATAAGAGATTATAAAGATGCCTGATATTACAATGTGTAAAGGAGGTCTTGGTGGGACATAAAGTATAATATATGAATAAAAAAAGACTGAGTCAGGCTCAACAGATAAAGCAACTAGAGAAGAATGTTGCGCAGCTCCAAGAGATGTGTATGTACCTACATAAAATAATCACTAAAGATAAGGAAGATGAGAAAAGTTAAAAATATAAAAAAAGAAGATTTAATTGAGTTAGGTTTTAAGAAAATAAATAATCATAGATATGAATATGTCTGTGAAGGAAATAGAGTATTTGAGGCTAATATTCACGATTTTACTGTGGATACGTTCTTTGTTTTATTTTTCATAGGAAAATTAGACATACATATCGAACACAAAGATGACCTAAAAAAGCTGATCGATGTAACAACAAAAAATATCATTCAATCGTGGATGGTATAAAACTACTTGATGGGACTGATTGGGCTGTAGATGACCTAGTCGAAAAGATGCACGATAACGAGTTCTACTATGGCTACCTTAATAAAGCTTGCCTGTCCTCTTCATCGTGTAAGAAACTGCTGGAGGGAATAGACAGTTACTTAGGTAGCACTGAACCACTAGACAGTAATATGAAGCCACTCAGAGAGGGTAGGCTTATTCACGTTTCACTATTAGAAAAAGACAAGATAGATGATTACTACCATTTTGTTGATGTGGCTACTAGGCGTAATAAAGGCTACAAAGAAGCTGTTAAAGACCCTTCGTTGGAAGGTAAAGAGATTATGTTATCTAAGGAAAAAGTATGGGCAGAAGGCATTGTTGATGCTGTTCTGGACAACCCAACGGCAAATGATTTATTTACGGGAGGAAAATATGAAATACCGGGAGTCGGATACGTCCAAGGAATACCCTTCAGAGCAAAAGCAGACTGCTTAAGAGATGATCGGATTGTGGACCTTAAGACCACATCCGACATCGACTCTTGGTATTACAATATGGACTTATATAATTACGATGCGCAAGCATATATTTATATGACTATATTTAAGAGAAAAATGTTTACCTTTGTTATAGTAGACAAAAAGACACTAAAGGTGAAAACTTATGACGCAACACCCGATGACATACAACGAGGTTACGAGAAGGTTAGCGAGGCAATTGGGAACTATATTGAAGGAGTGGGATTTTGATACCCTTATAGAAAGAGATTACTTCATACTTACCTGTCACGATATAATAGCTGGAGTTCCATTGAAAGAGCTTTACACTAATATAGATTTATTTGAAGAGCTAGAAGCATACGAAGAATGTAAGGGAATACTGTTGGCGTGTCAGTTATGTACTACACTGACAATGCAAATATATTTAAACAAAGAAGATGAATAGCGAATTAGCACAAGACATAAATAGATTAGAGAAAATAGTATCCACAATAACAGGTAGAGATATAAGAAGTAATTCAAGAGACCATAAAAATGTTATTGCTAGGTCTATATTCTACAAGATAGCATATGACTTCCTTAAACGCAGTGGGTGTAATTTAGGTGCTAAATCTTATATTGCTAAATATATAGGAAAGAATCACGCTACAGTATTACACGCACTAAAAAACTTTGATAGGGACATTATTCCTTATGCAATGAATAGAAAGATCTATGACAAAAGCTATGAGGTCTTTCAAAGCCTTGCGGATACCTATACCACCATTGATGACAGGGACGTTGAGATAGACAACCTGAAAAACAAAATGACTGAACTTCAGTTACAATTAAAGGAAGCTAAACCCTATCGTCAAGAGGTTGAGACACTTGTAGACCTAGTAAACACTATTCCTGAAGATAAGATTGACGATGCTTTCTTTAGGATAACCGTAATGATAAAAGGATTTGAAATTCAACCGAGGAACCAGGAAACGGAAATTATCTCCTCTTATGAAACGACTGCAAGCTCCTAGGAATATGGAGGCGCAGAGTTACTGTTTTAATAAAGGTTATAAGATATACCCGACCCCTGAAGGAACGCAATACAGGATACAAATAGAGTATAAGGGTCAGACCAAGTTAGGAGAAAAGACATATAGCAAAACCGAATGGTATGATGCTATATGGGAATTATACGATAGGATATATGAAGGAAGTAGAAATTAATCACTTAGACTTGTTCTCAGGTATAGGTGGATTCCATTTAGGATTCGAGCGTGCAGGATTCAAGATTAACTCTTACTTTAGTGAGATAGATAAGTACGCAATACAAGTATATAAAGATAAATTTAAAGATAGTAATTATGTCGGATCAGTTACGGATGTTCGTGGAGGAGACCTCCCCGACATCGACCTTATCACTTTCGGAAGTCCTTGTCAAGACTTCAGCCTTGCTGGAAAACGTAAAGGTCTTGGGGGTGAGCGAAGTAGCCTTATCAGTGAAGCAATTAGACTCATCAGAGAAAAGAGACCTCGTGTTTTTGTCTGGGAAAATGTTAAAGGAACATTCTCCTCAAACAATCGCCAAGACTTTGCAGCAATCTTGCAAGCGTTTGCCAACATTGGGGGTTATAGACTCGAATGGCAACTGCTTAATACAAAGTGGTTTCTACCCCAAAATAGAGAGAGAGTCTACCTTGTCGGATATATTGGAGACGGAAGTGGAGGACAAATATTTCCTGTCGGAGAAAGTAGTAAACAGACTAATGAATTACCGAGACAACAAGGAAATACCTGTACGCTCACAACAAGATACGGAGCAGACGGAAACGGAAGCTACATTATTGAACGTAAACTCGATGCACAAGAAGTAGAGGTTGGTACTCTTAGAACACATAAAGATGGTAAAGGTTTTAGAGAAATTAAAGATGGCGATTGTCCTACAATTCCAGCTAGAGCCAGAGAAGATGGTTCAGGTCAGCCTATAGTTAAAATAAACTCAGCAACCTCAAAAGGATACGAAGTAGCTAAAGAAGGGGATAGTATTAATTATGCTGTGCCTACTTCTAAAACTAGAAGAGGTAGAGTTGGTAAGGGTGTAGCCCAGACTCTAGATACAGCTTGCAACCAGGCGGTTATGGAGTCAACTAAAATTAGAAGATTAACTCCTATTGAATGTGAACGCTTACAAGGCTTTCCTGATGATTGGACTAAGCAAGGTACTGAAGGAATGATAAGTGACACACAGCGTTACAAGATGTGTGGAAACGCAGTGACAGTAGATGTTGTTGCGGCTGTAGCTGAAAGAATAAAAAGAGTAGTGTATGCCTAGACGAAAGCCAGAACGTAAGTATATGAAGAAGACCGATGGTCGGAAGGGCAACGGCGCAAAGCGTGGCGATGCACTTGTTCGGAAGACTATGGCTACTCCGGCCAATATAAACAAGGCTAAGAAGAACAGGTCAAAGATACTTGCTACCAATGCGATAGAAGAGGTTTATGGGTCTGAGGCTAACTTCTGGAAGATGGTTGCCGAGAAGGCACAAGACTCGCAGTACGACCGTAAGATGGTTATTGAGTACGTATACGGTAAAGCAATGGATAATCCTGATGCCCTGTCCCAAGCAAAGGATATAGACTTCTCCATCGTAAATATCTTTACAGGCTCAGAGAAGCCAAAAGAAATAGAAGAGATAATCGACATTACACCTGAAGAAGATGAAGACAGTAAATAGCCTAAGCGGAGGTAAGACCTCTAGTTACATAGCAGCTAATTATCCTGCTGATTATGATGTGTTTGCATTAGTAAGAACTGATGACAAAAACTGTATGTATCCTGATAAGAAATTAAGACAAGAAGTAGAAGATAGAATACAAGCACCATTCATAGGCACGTTAGAAGATGACACCATAATACATACTATGCTTGACTTGGAACAGTATATAGGCAGAGAAATAACTTGGGTAACAGGTAAAACCTTTGATAAAGTTATAGATAGGAATGGTAAAACACGAGTACCACAGGTAACGGGAAGATTTTGCACAAATGAGATGAAAATAAAACCTATACAAGAGTGGTGGTATAAAACTATCAATGAACCTGTTGATATGAGAATTGGCTTTAGAGCGAATGAAAAGAAAAGAGTTTTAAACGTAAAAAGCAGATTAGACGAAGATGGTTATGAAACTGATAGGATAAGAATAGAGATTAATAAAAATAAAAACGACAAATGGAAAGAATTAAAGTGGCGCACCGTCAGCTTCCCCCTTGTAGATGATAACATACACAAAGACACTATTGAAGCGTATTGGAAAGACAAACCTGTACGCTTTGCTTGGCAAAATAATTGTATAGGTTGCTTTCACTCCACCCCTTTAAATTTAAACTACAAGAGTAGAAAATATCCAAATAAATTTGATTGGTTTGTTAGAGCAGAAAATAAATGTATGAAAGATTACAACAAAAGAAAATGGTACAAGGGCGATTACAATAATCTAACATACGAACAGGTTAAAAAATGGCAACCACAAACAGAACTATTTGACGATGATTTTAATGAATGTGATAGCGGATATTGTGGATTATGAAAGTACCTAATTTAAACCCGAAGTATAAATCGTTTGGTAATGACTCCAGATACTTTATCACCACAGGTGGTCGAGGGTCTGGTAAGTCTTTTGCTGTTAACGTATTCCTACTGCTCCTTACGTACGAGAAAGGACACAAGGTACTATTTACACGGTACACGATGGTATCTGCATCTTCATCGATTATACCTGAGTTCATTGAGAAGCTAGAGCTTATGGGAGTTGTCGAGGACTTTCGAATAACGAAGGACGAGATAACAAATATCAAGACAGGCTCATCAATTATGTTCAAGGGGATACGCACCGCCTCAGGGAATCAGACAGCATCACTCAAATCGTTAAACGCAATAACTACCTTTGTCCTGGATGAAGCCGAAGAGCTGATAGACGAGGACACATTCGATAAGATTGACCAGTCTGTTAGGGTGAAGACTAAAACTAATAGGGTCATTTTAATACTTAACCCAACCACTAAAGAGCATTGGATATGGGGACGCTTCTATGCGAATAGAAACATCCCTGAAGGATTCAATGGAATAAAAAATGGAATTACCTATATACACACTACTTATCTTGACAATACTGATAACCTGTCACAGTCGTTCCTGAATCAGATAGCAGAGATACGCAGACGCAGACCCGAGAAGTACACACACCAAATACTTGGTGGGTGGATGGAAAAGCAAGAAGGTGTTATATTTACCAACTGGAGAGTAGGAGAGTTTAACGATAACTATGAGACCATCTTCGGACAGGATTTCGGTTTCTCTGTTGACCCTACCACACTTGTCAAGCTGGCGATAGACAAGGGCAATAAACGGATATTCCTGAAGGTAATGTATGCCAAGACAGGAATGTCTACTACACAAATAGCAGACTTTAATATTCGTTATGCAGGTCCGCACCTCATAGTGTCGGACTCTGCAGAACCACGATTGATTAAGGAGATTAAGCTAAAGGGATGTAACATCACCCCGACCATTAAACGCAGTGGGTCTATCTTATCGGGAATAGCACTGCTCCAGGATTATGACCTTATTATTGATCCAGACTCCACAGAGCTGATTAAAGAGCTTAATAACTATGTGTGGGCTACTAAAGGACAGACAAAGCCTGTAGATAAATGGAACCACTGTATTGATGCCATCAGGTATGCTGCTCAATATGTTTTGGTAAATCGCACAAAAGGTGCGTATACTATTAGGTGATATAAAATATTTTTGTATATTTGATCTGTAGAGTTTTTTAATTTTGATTGTTATAGTTAACATCCTCGATTTTGTTAGGTCTCCGTGTGCCTTAGAGACCTCTCAGAGTCGGGGATTTATCGTTAAACGCAGTAGGGTTACTCTTAAACGCAGTAGGGTTTGTGACAAACTTGACAAACTTGACATCCGACACAAACGACACATCCGACACAAACGACACTTAACCATTTCTTAACGTTAACTTAACATTGGATTCCCTAGGGCTTTATATATTTGCCCTATGAAGAAACCAACACTACAAAGCGTATTGAAAGCCCAGGGCTTTAATCCGCAGGACGCTAAGAAAGTAGCGGAGTTAGCTAAAGAGGCTCAAGATATAAAAATAAATAAAAACGGAGTAACACTTAAATTCACTATATAATTATGACTTGGATATTAACAGCACCTAAAAAAAGAGTGCAACAATTCAAAGAAGCCACTCAGAGTGGTAAAATCTTTAGTGTAACCTTTGAAAAGAAGGATGGCACTACTAGGACGATGGTAGCCCGTAGGGGTGTAAAGAAAGGAGTGAAGGGCGTAGGAATGTCTTTTAATCCCGATACTAAAAACCTTTTCGTTGTATACGATATGCAAAAAAGAGGTTTCAGAATGGTTAATCTCAATACCTTAATTGAGGCAAAAGTAAATGGTATAACAATTAAATTTATATAAAATGAAAGAAGGATTCGTATTAACAACAACAGAACTATGGACATCAAACGATGTCGTTCACGTAACAGCTTTAGGCTTGGATGGTAAGGAGATATACCTGGAGTGGGATGCAAACTCACTGCTGAATGATATTCCGAGCCTTTACGAGATGAGCAAACAAGCATTAACCCAAGCTAGCGAACATCGTGCAGATATGTTTGCAAAGATGAAGCGACAGATTGGAAATGACTTCAAAGCCAAGAGAGGCAGAAAACCTAAGAACAATTAAGCTATGGATAACGAGACGCTTAAATTGATAGAAGACTGCAGGGATTTATTGAGAGATATAAATTCCCGCTTAGCTCCTAGAGACAGCTCTAAGAAGCCAATAGAAAAACATATACACGAACTAAATAAATTAATGGATAATGAACTATCAGAAGATTAGAAAACTGCAAAAGGAGAATGGCGTTGATGTGATGCAACGCCTAATCGATGACGGTTCAGTCTGGCATATGGAAGGTACAATGGGCCGCAAGGCAATGGAGCTCCTGGAGACGGGGCAATGTATGCTACCCAAGAAGCAATATAAAGACTTCTACGGCAACATAATTCCTTCAAGGGATGATGTTGAGCCAGGCACCACAGGAAGTTATAAGAACGCAGTAAAATATTGGGAATCGATTTACGATTACGATGCGATGTACATTTGAAAAATTTTTTTGATCGAGTGATTAAGAAAATAAAAATGTAATTCTTAAACGCAGTAGGTTCTTAAACGCAGTAGGTTTCCCTATCGTTAAACGCAGTAGGTTTATCGTTAAACGCAGTAGGGTTATCGTTAAACGCAGTAGGGTTATCGTTAAACGCAGTAGGTTTTTTTTGTACCCCCTTTGTTAACAATTTCTTAACATTGGGGGTGCATTTCTTAACATTTAGTTAACATATAGCGACACGGGGCGCCCTATGTTTGTAAGGAATTATAAAAACAAAAATATGTACTATATAACTATATTAGATTATGCAAACGGCTCAGTTGACCAATATGACTTAGGCACTTGGGATGGCAACCAATTCGATGAAACTATGCTTGCGCATTGGCAAACCGAAGATTTTGAAAACTTTTTAATAAGTGAAGGCTATAGCCTTAAAAACATTGAGTGGATGACTCACTCTGATAATACAATATATAAATTTTAATATGAGTAATTTTAATACTAATGTCTGGAATGCGGTCGCAACCAGCATTGCTAATATGCCAAAGAAGTTACTAAGTGCGGGCAATACGAACGCTAAAACAGCAAAGAATGAAATTAAGACATTCATATTGTACCTGATGCCATACAACCAAAACAGTGAAGGTAAGCAATTATGTCCGCACGCCTCGAAGGGTTGCGCGGCTGCTTGTTTAGTTTCAGCGGGGCGGGGTGCATTTTCAAATGTAATAAAAGCGCGCGTTAATAAAACGGAATTGTTTATAAAAAACAAATTAGCTTTTTTGGATAAGCTCGCAACTGAAATAACACAAGAAACCGCAAAGGCTAAGCGTGGCGGTTATCGGGTTGCATTCCGCTTGAATGGCACGTCCGATGTTGATTTTATATATATGTTAAAAAAGTACGGGTTTCTGGATATTGAAACCTTACAACCCGATGCAGTATTTTATGACTACACAAAAAATATACAAAAGGCCATAAGGTACAAAGGCCACCCAAATTATACGGTGACATTTTCACGGGCTGAAGATAATGCCGTTCAAACAGCCTTAGCAATAAAACACGGTATTAATATTGCTGCCGTTTTTAATGAGCTGCCAGATACTTGGCACGGTGTTTTT